ACGGATGGAACTGTAGGAAGAAATGCATCTTTACAAGCATATGACAATATGATGGGTTTAATTGGAAGTGGTAAAGCACCAGCAGTTAAATATTTATATGATGTTGGATCTAACTTACATGGGCTTTTTTCTAGGTCTAAACCCTAACTAACTGGCTTTTGTAGTTGTTGGGCCATCTGGACAGTCAGTTCACCATTAATAGCAAAGATCTTAATCATAGCTGATCTAGAGATTCCAATCCTATCTGCTTTAGCATCGATTAAAGCTAAATCTTTTTCATCAACCTTAATATTTATTTGGTGTATAACTTTTGTTTTTGCCATCTTAATTTCCTATAAGTTTTAATACACTTATTATACATTAGGTAAATTCGATTACAGCTTACAAACACCATCCTCGCAATCATCCTCTGATGGTGCTGAGATAATGTATTCATCATTCCTTGATTTGGTTTTGGTTTTTACAGGATCAGCCAGATTTCCAATAGTGAATTGCTGCAACAGGTTTTCATAACTTCGTATCTCACATCTTTTAACATACTTATTATAAGCCTCTTCAAATTTAAGGCCCAAAACCTTTGCTCTTTTTCCATAATCTTTCGCAAGTTCTACTATTAGTTCATCTCTGGTAAGTGTTTCCATTCTTCTCCTGTAGGTATCATTTCAATCTTAATATTTGGAGTATCACTCCATCTCTTAACAGTCATTATTTTAACAACCTGTCGATCATCTAAGTATAAGACACCATTTAGAGAATCTAATACAGCCTTTTGATAGTTATCTAAGTCTACATTGTTGTCGCAATACTGACCATTTTGCTCTTGTTTTTTCTTCTTGGCCCAGGCAGTAGGCATCTTAATATTAAATACCATACCCATAGCAACCAAGTTTTCAGTAGGAGTAACATCCAACTCACTTGTTAGTGCTAACATATCTTTTTTGAATTGAGTGTACTTCTTTGGGTAGTATGTAGACCATCTGGAAACTCTTGGTCTGGCGGCAGGAAC